CCGCGATCGCATTTAGGGCAACGGGGACAGATCTGTCCCCATTTTTTATCCCTTTTGGAATAGTTGCAGATGATTTGGCAACGATACTAGATCATAGTAATTCCCGTTCGATGAGTGATTCTGTTGATAGCGACTGGAAGGGGGTAAGCAATGTTTACACCCTTGGAGAATCCTATCAGCCGCGATCGCGATTTGGGACAGATCTGTCCCCGTTGTTTTACCCCTTCTGCAAGCCTGGGTAAGAACTAAACTTCAAAACACCGTTTTCCCCAAATCGCAATTTGCAACTCGAAACCCGTTTTCCGCAATCATCTAATGCACTGTCAGAAGTCGCCGTATCATCAATTTTTGCCACTGGGCCGCCCGTGTAACCGCAACCATCACCCTTATACGTCCAAGTGCAAGTGTTAGCTAATTGCAATCTACCAGGCAGTTGCAATCCCTCCAAATCAAAACTAGAAGCGAGTTGAAATTCGACTTCTAATTTGTCCTCTCTAACTTTTCTCTCGATATACCAAATGTCATCAGGGTAAGCCGTATCGGGATCTTCCGATGGTTGCCCATCCAGATATTTAATCAGCGTCCTCCGCCTGGTCAACCTTGCCCCAACCAAATCATCCACCGCACCCACCAAGCTCGTAATCAGCCCGTAAACATTGCTAACCCTTAGCGTCGGGGTCGGTAACTGTCCATTCGTATTAATCTCGAAACCTGAAGCCGCGATCGCTATCGCCTGATATTCAATCCCACCAAAGGAAACGTTAGCACCGTCTGTGTCAGCATAATTACAGAATCGGTAAACGTCCGAACCCGCGATCGGGGTTAAGTCCAACTCATACAGCGAGATAACGCCTGAATGGTAAAGTTTTTGGAGGTCAGCAGATGGAATTGTCATGGCAGATAAACTAATTTTAAGGTGAATGTCAGTGTGGAGTAATCGCCCTCCAGAAATGACCGACTAATATCCGAATCAAGCCGATAGCTGGCTTCGCTGTGTCCCACGACTGGCGGAGTCCACAAAAAAGAATCTCCCATTAATGCCCTCAACTCGCTCTCAACGGTATCAACAGCCGTATTGAGCATAGGAATGGTCACTAACTGCCACTTCTCAGCGATCGCATTAATTCCATCACCCGTCGCGTCTTCAAACCCGTCTTGATAAGACTTTTTGCGAGCGCGGGCAGCCGTTGTCTTGGTCGCATTGTACTGAATCAAATCGTCTAGATTCACAGTCATAGAAAAAGCCTCCTATCCTTAGTTTAGCTTGTTTGAAGTTTGAAACATGATATAGAATAGGAATATCCCAAGGCCGTGCTGAGGGCGTTAACAAATGCCCTCGGAGGGTTAAAAAAAATGGCTACTTTTGCAGGTGAAGGCGGATCTTTAAAGTACGGTGCGACCACTCCCGCCGCGATCGCACAGGTCACAGAATGGTCTTTAGATATTTCTAAAGGGGAGCTAAAAACGACAGCTTTAGGTAGTACGTTTGAAACCGTAAGCGGTTCGATCATTAGCGGTTCGGGTTCCTGTAAAATCAATTATGACAATGTTAGCGGTTCGGGTGCTGATATTTTTGCAGCCTTGGCAGTTACCCCCAATGATCCTGGGTCTGGCAATTTTGAGCTTTATACCACCGCATCGGAAAAGGTCACTTTTGACGGATTGGTAACAGGGTATAAAATCGCGGCTCAAGTTGGAAACTTGATCGTGGCCGACGTTACTTTCAAGACCAACGGAACCGTCGTTATGACCACCTTATTTGATTAATTTTCACGGTTCAATCGATTTTTCATTTATTTTATTCACCTAAACTAATCAGGAGTTTATGGCAATCAAACCCACAGAACAAACCCGCTTTATCGACCTTCTTAAAAAGGCTGACGGATGGACTTCGGCAAATCGCTATCCATTTGAAGTGAAAGACGGTAAGGGGGAAGTTATCGGAACACTTTATTTCCGCCCATTAACCAAGGCGATCCGCAAGAAGGTCGCCTCTATTCTGGCTCCCAAGAAAGGGGAAGAGGTCAATTTCTCTGATTTTCAATCCGATTTTAACACTCACGTTCTCATCCAACTTGCCGAAAACGAAGACGGTTCTAAGGCGTTTTCTATCGGTGACTTTGCTTTCCTAACGATGGAAGCCAACGCGAATTTACTCTCTCAAATTGAAGAGTTCATGTTTAACGTTGGCATTAAATCTGTAGAGGAAGAAAAAAAGCCCTCCGAGCCGACCCCGATCACCGATTCGCCTTCCAGTTAGCCCGTGAGCTAAAAATGACCGTAGCAGAACTTGAGGAGCGCATGACCGAGCAAGAATTTCGATCTTGGTATGCGTTCTTTTTATTAGAGCAGGAAGATTTAAAAGATGGCTAACCTCTACACCGTTGGAATTGAAATTCAATCTAGTGCCGCACAGCAAGCGATCGCCCAAATGGAGCGATCCTTTCAGAATATGTCTGCGAGTGCCACAGCCGCACAGCAAGCGAGTCAGGCACTAGGTCAATCGTCAACGGTGGCAAGTCAGGGGATTGGTCAATCAGGGCAAGCGGCCAACACAGCAGCCGATGAATATCAACGATTAACTGAAGAAGCGGCCCGTCTAAGGGCAGAACAGGAGCAAGTCGAAAAGAACACAAGAGCCGCCGCCGTTGCATTGGGTGTTCTTACCTACAAAGCTCAACAATACATCCAATCTGCTATCCAAATCGGACAGGCAACCCAAAGCGCGATCGCTGCTAATGCTACCTTGACGGATGACTCCAAAGGGTTAGACAAAACCTTTCAGGATCTAGCCAAGTCGCTCAACTACCAGACTAACAGCCTGGAACTCAACAAAGCGGCCTACGATGTCCTCTCGGCGGGGGTCACAAAAACTGCTGATATTACCCAGGTAATGGAAGCGGGTGTTAAGGGTGCTAAAGGGGGATTCAGTGACCTTGGCACAATTACCGATGCCACGACCACAATCATGAATGCTTTCCACAAACCAGCCAGTGAAGCAAACAAGATTGTCGATCAAATGATCCAAACCCAGAATGACGGGAAAATTGTCGCTAGGCAATATGGTCATGAAATCGGTGTCGTCGCATCTGGGGCCGCGAGTGCAGGTGTCAGCCTAGAAGAATTGAACGCAGTCGTCGGGGTTGCCACCGTTGCGGGGGTTCAGGTTTCATCTACCTTTACGGGATTACGTCAGGCGATTAGTGCGATCGTCTCCCCATCCGAGGAAGCCAAGAAAGTCGCTAAGGAATTAGGGATTGATTTTAGTCAGCAAGCAATCAAAGCCAAAGGTTTATCGGGAGTCTTGAAAGATGTTGCGGGTGCAACCAAAGGCAACGCTGATCAAATCACTAAGCTATTCGGGTCAGTCGAAGCCAAAGCCGTATTAGATCCAATCCTGAACGATTTACCAAAATACACCCAATTCCTTGAAAATCAATCTAAAGCGGCGGGTCAAGCAGCGATCGCGTCCGATAAGGTCACAAAGGGTTTAGCGGCTCAACAGGGCGCATTATCTAACATCAGTGTAGAGATTAGTCGGAAGGTCTTTGACACCTTAGAGCCTGGGTTGGCGGCGGCGGCGGGTGCGGCCTTTACCTTGGCGAAAGCATTCACTGAGTTACCCGAACCTATCCAGAAAGTCATTATCGGAGTGGGATTATTTGGCACTGGAATTATTGCCACCAGTGCAGCCCTTCTCGCCTTCAATGCCCTGGGACTGACAAGTGCAACCGTCATGGGTGCGTTAGAGACTGCATGGGTGGTAGCCACTGGCCCCATAGGGTTAATAACTGCTGCTGTGATGGCGGCCTACTTGGTTTTCAAACAACTTTATGACAGTTCAGCCGAGCTTCAGAAGCAAATGGGTCGGTTGTCTGAAGCAATGGGCAAAGGGTTTGATGCGATCGGGAAAGCGGTCAACTCATTAACGAATGTTTATAAAGGGCATGAAACCGAGTCTAAATCAATCTTTAGGCGTTTTGGAGACTGGTTCGGTGATTATGTCGCTGATGTCGTAAGGGGCTACGAGATCATTGAGGGGATGGCAAATCGGCAAGTTATCAGTAATGAGTTACGACAAAATATCGGGGGGATAGCGATTAGTCCTACCGAGATTTCTATGAAGATGGAAGGGGGAAATCAGTTAGCTGGGGTTCAAGCCTTGAACTTGATCACCTTACAACAGCAAAAATTAAAAGAGGAGTATAACAGGATTCAGATTGATGCAATGCGAAAAAGCCCACTAGGGCAGTTTGCTGATACAGATCGCATTAAAGAATTACGCCGTCAATTGCAACAATTACAGGGATTGGCGAATGACATTAATGGTCAATTTAAAATAAAGCCTATCCCCCCCGCTAATGCGATTGTCCCCACTAACGGCGCGATCGCTAAGGAACGGGAAAAGCTAGAAAAACAATACCAAAAAGACTTACTGAAATATGAGAAAGATTTAAGAGATGAAAAGTTAAAAAACGAAAAAGAGGTTGCGGAAAAACGCAAAACCGAGTTCGAGAAATCCCTAGAAAAACAGCGTCAAGCGTGGCAAGATTCAAAGCAGTTTGAATCGACAATGCTTGACCTGAAAACCAGTCAGGAACAAAAGCTATTTGACCTCAAAGCCCGTCATCAAGACCTGTTATTGCAACGGGAATTACAAGGTCAATCCGAGATTGTGCGGTCTGTTTTGCAAGGTCAATCCGAGATTGATAAAGCCGATCAAGCGGTTACTGCTTCCCGATTACAATCTAATGCTGAGATTGCCCGATTGCAACAGCAAAAAGCTCAAATAATTGAGAACAATAAACTTCAGCAAGACCAATTTAAACGGACTAATGATTTTAATAAAACCCAGTTTGTTAATCAGCCCAAAGAGCAGTTAATCGCTCCTGTGATGGGGACTCCTAAAGGCGATCGCGCTTCCGTTTCTAGTCAGGCGGGTTTGGTTTATCGAGTTGGCAATATTGGCCCCACCAGTACGGGGCCACACGCTCATATTGACAAGCCAGGTGGAGGATACTTTGACAGGTCGGCATTAGATAAGTATGTTCTCTTGAATGGCAAGCCAATTTCAGGAGAAGGGGTAACGATTCCTGGTGGTCGTTTTGGCGCATCAAGGGACGGAGGGAAGCGAAAACATGCTGGGTGGGATTTTGCCGATGCTAATGGCACAGGAATTGAGTTAGTCGGTGGTGCAACCGTTGTCAATGTCAAAAAAAGCACATCGGTAGGCGATCAACTATTTTTCCGTCTTCCCGATGGGCAAGTCTTCAGAATCATTCACGGAAAAGCTCAAGTCACTGGAACTGCGATCGTATCTACTCCAACAGACCCAGGAATGAAGACAGCTAAGGCTTCCTTCTATGGCGGGCCAACAGACCCGAAATGGCATGGACGGAAAACGGCAAGCGGTGAGGTTTACGACCAAAACGCCATGACCGTTGCTGTCCCTTATATTTCTGGCAGTAACAAAAAGCCATCTATTCCGTTTGGAACCTACTTGTTAGTTACCAATCCCGCTAACGGGAAACAGGTCGTCGTCCGAGTTACCGACACGGGAAACTTTGGAACCGATCCTCAGTATGGAGGGCGTGGGTTAGACCTCAGTTATGGTGCGGCCAAAGCCTTGGGGACTACTCAAATGGGTGTCGCCAAAGTTCAATATCGGATTGCTAATCCTTCCGATGCTGCGACAACCAACCGCCCTGTTATCGACTACAAAAGAACAGCCGTTAGCCAGGTTAAGGCAACCGATCCCAAAGATATTACTAACGAAGTGACTGGGATTAATGCCCAAATCGCCGCTAAACAGGCACTCCAAAAAGTCAACGAAGAAAACCTAAGACTACAAAAAGAAAACGCCCAAATCGCATTTTCTCGCATTGGTTTGGACATCAGCGATCGCGCTTTGGCAACGGTTCAACAAAGTACAATCGAACTGCAAAACCAAGCAAGGTTAATGGGTTTGAAAGGGGATGAACAAACCAGCTATCAGGCACGACTCGAAGCCGAAAAAGCGATTCAAAAAGAAATCACTGACTTGACCGTGTTAGCGGTTGAGATGGAACGAAACAACCCTAATGATTCCCGTCTCCAAGGCATTAACAAAACCTTAGACGATCTCAGCAATGGTGCTAAGGAACTCGAAGCGGCCTATCTGCAAAACATTCAAGCTAAAAAGCTGATAGATGCGGTCAACGGCGCAAGCCCTACCGATCCGACTTTGCAATATCTGAAAAATCTAGAAAATAACACAGCAGAGTATGAAAAACAACTCAATCTAATCAACCTCACTGGGGACGCTCGCAAGGAATATCAAGCCAGTTTGATTTATGAAGAGGCGATCGGGAAACGAATCACCCTACTCGCGGAACAGCTTAAGGCACTCACAGAATCCGACCCTAACAGCCCCTTTGTTGGCATTTTAACCAGTAACTTAGCAGCGTTGAAGGAAATGGCTCCTAAAGTACAGCAAGCGGCGACTCAGAGCATTAAAGAGCAAGATTTCTTGGAATATTCCAAAGGATTAAAGACTGCCAATTATGAAGTTGCGGCCCTGAGTTCACAGACCGAGCAAGCCGCGAGAATGGCAGATGCTATGGGGAACTCTTTTGGGGATGCCTTTACCAAGTTTGCAACGGGATCAGCTTCTGCTCAGGATGCCGCGACTTCATTCCTAACGGGTTTGAGTTCAACCTTTGCCAGTGAAGTCCAAAAGATGATCGCCACAGCCGCGACCAGTCAGTTCATGCCTTGGTTAAGTAGCTTATTCGGTGGTGGTAGTAACCAAGAGTCATTCGGGGGCGGCTCTAGCCTATTCTCTGCTGCAATCTCTGGACTTACTGGTTTTGGTGGCGGTTCTAATTTCGCGATCGACTCTGGCACAACCATTCCAACTGGGTTCCAATTTAACGGGCCACGACTCGCAGAGGGCGGTATAGCGACATCTCCTACAATCGCTATGATCGGAGATGGTAACGAGCCTGAAGCCGTTATTCCCTTGTCTAAATGGGATAGAATGAGTGGAGGGGGATCAGGTACTACCACGATTAACGCTCCTGTGAATGTGACGGTAAATAACGACGGGTCTGCCAAGGTTGAAACCAATCAAGCGGGTGAACTCGGTAAGGCGATTCAGTCAGCCGTCATCAATGAGATCGCAAAACAGCAACGACCAGGCGGACTGTTACGGCGTAAATAGTTTTTTATTAAGAGGGTTCAATCGTGGCAGGTGCAACCGTAGCGACTTGGGTAAAAGTGAGAACGAAATCTGGGGTTACAGCCAGACCAATTTCTCATAAATATGAGGGCGGTGCTGATTACGAGAAAGGTCAGATCATCACTCAGAGCGAATATGAAGCGATCAAAGCTAACAGAACAGAAAAAACCCACTATAGCAGGGAAACTCGCTGAAAATGTAAGAACGGTAGCAGCCGAAATTGTTGATACCATGCCAACGGGACAGAAGAAAAGTAGATTCAGTCAGTTGATAGATGATTTAGACGAACTAAATCGTCAAGACATTAAAGACACTTCTCAGTTATTGGGAGTGACTGCCAAATTAGTGGTCATGACAGAAAAATATACTGGATTAAAACCAAGGGAAATTGCTACTCAAGCAGCGTTGCCCCCAGCCAATAAACCAGAGCGCAAAGGAGGATCTAGATTTGGGAATTTAATTTCCGACATTGAAGACACTCAAAAAGCAAGCATTAAAGCTGATGCCAAACTACTCGGAGCCGCCGCTAGTCTTTACGACACAATGGACAAAATATCTAAGAATCAAACACCGAAAAAACTATCTCCAAGCAGCGATCGCCCTGCCCTAAAGCCGTCTAAGAAACCCAAAAAATAACCGCCCAAAACAGGACGGTCAAACGGGGACGGATCTGTCTCCAAAAGTTTTAAGAGCGATCGCGGTTAATTCTTGGGAAATTCTCGGATTTGCAAATTTTGAGGTAAATTTTCAAATTTAGACCATGCTGGATCGTTTGGGGGACGAACGTTGTAGCCAGTGTTGCCGATGGAGTTTTTGCCCATTTGCTTAACCCATACAGGAACATTAGCTTCCTTGCATTGTTCCGCGATCGCTGTGATCGAGTTGACATTACAGGGACGGGCGTTTGTGCCAGATTCTCCGCCAACTACAACCCAGTCAATTCTGTTTGGGCTTTCTGGCGTAGTATGAAACGCAGACATCCATTCGGTGTGATTTAGATCAACATTCCCTAACAAGGGTTCCATGCTTAACCATCGTTTAGCCGCAGGAATTTGAAGCAATATTGGGATTCGCTGATTGGCCATTTCTTGATTTTCTGCTGTGACTCCCATCCAAATATTAGGCAATTCAGTAAGATCGAGTTCATAGAACTTCTGAAGTGCTTTTTCGGGCCGTTTGGTTAGTATTTGAAAGGTATGTTGTGGGCTGTGTCGAATTACATCAAACACGGATAGAAGCATTTGATCCGTTACGTTTTCATGAAACAAATCGGACATTGAGCAAACAAAGATTTTTTTGGGCTTTTTCCACTTAATCGGTTTATCGAGTTGCGATTCCACAAAAGCGATCGCGCCATTCCAATCTTTGACGGTTTGATACTGAGGAAATTGTTGCAGTCTTGCCGACTTGGCCAATTCAGCCGCATAACAGTTTTTACAGCCTTGGCTAATTTTGCTACACCCAGTTATCGGATTCCAAGTGTCGTCTGTCCAGTTGATCCCTGTGGTCATTTTGTTATAATACCTATGTTGGCTTAGTTGAAGTAAGTTAACCGCGCCCCGAACTTGTCTAGAGTTGCGAGGGCATTTCTATTATACCGTTTTCCATGGCAAACAGAAAACAATATAATCAAAGAAAAGCGATCGCCGATATGTCAGATAACCCGATCGCCAAAAAATAACCGTCCAAAATAGGACGGTCAAACGGGGACGGATCTGTCTCCAAAAGTTTTAAGAGCGATCGCTGTCAAACAAACTTTAAATAACCATGAGCGTTTAATGCGATCGGCTTTGTATGTCCAACTAACGGAATCCCTTCGCTTAATTGTTTTACCATCTCAAGCATTGGGTCATACGTCCCTCGGTTTGTTTTGATCATTGCGGCAAGTTCATCAATCAAATCATCTACTCCGTAATCTAAAGGAATAAAATGATTGCTCCGATCAATATTAAAAACTGATACGTCTTGCCGAACAAATTTACCCATATAACCAGGCTTTCGGCAAACATACTCATACATATAATTAACGAGCTTCCCATGTTCTCGAACAATCTTGGCTCGGTTTAGTTTAGTACTTGCCCATGCCTCGTTTTGATGTGTTTTGAATTGCCATGTATCAATACCAGACTTTTCTATTCCCCATGCTCGACACAAGAGTTCATAGCTTGGAGTCAAAAATCCGACTTGGGTTTTTAGAAGAAAATTAAGTGCAATGTCATCGTGGAACTCAAGGAAAATGGGCGGGATAAGTTTCTTTGCTTTTGCTTTACTCATGATTATTACTCTCCTAAGAATAAGTGGGGACAGATCTGTCCCCGTTTCCCTAAACGCGATCGCCTATTCCCCTATTAATTTCTGGCGAATCTTGCCATAGACAACAGAAATGGCTTCATCTAAACGATCTGGGATTGGGTATTCAGTCGTTTGAGAGCGAGTAACGGGAATCAAAAGGTCATCACGGCCAGCTTCTCGTAGGCTGTCAGCAAAATCCTTTAGTGATTTTAATTTCTGCCCAGTACGTTCCTTGACTGCTTTTTTGAGTTGATCGGCGGTTAAGATTTTGGAGGTTTTACCAGTTGCGGGTTCAACCACCTCAGTGACAATGGTTTCCTTCTCAATAATCTGCTCAGACAGCCCTCGTAGTGCCAAAACGACGCGATCGCCATGTAAGTGAAGCATTGAACTGTCTAACTCTTTTCCTTTGTTGCGCTCCCGTTCTAGCTCAAGCATCAAGCGCAATGTTTCGTTATCGCTTTCGAGTTGAGGGATGACGGTTTCAGCCTCGCGGGTTTTGATGGCAAAATACTTTTTGGCACTAGCGACCTCTGGTTTCCGACCATCACAGCAAAGAGCAGTCATGTAACAGGCATATCGAGTTAGCTTAAAATCCTTTCCGTCTCGCCCCTGACTTTTGCTAGTTAAGTAGTAAAAGTGGTCAGACACCTTATCCTGATTAAGTTCTAGGTTTTCTATCGCTTGATTAATAGGGGTCTCAAAGGATGCCCAACGGGTATATCCCATGAGAGACATCAATTCACGACCTAGCCAAAACTCATTCCCTTGCTCATCAATGCGACGAATAGAATCGAAGGGACTATCGGACTCTTTTTTTATTGCTACAATATTCATGTTGGCTTAATCGAAGTAAGTTAACCGCGCCCCGAACTTCTCAAGAGTTGCGAGGGCATTCTCATTATATCGTTTTATATTCAGAAAAGAAATCATGAAACTAATCAATGCCAGATAACCCGATCGCCAAAAAATAACCGCCCAAAAGAGGACGGTCAAACGGGGACAGATCTGCCCCCGTTGTCCTAATTGCGATCGCGGCTGATGATTAGAGTGGTGGTTTCGGGCAATTTTATTGAAGGGTAACAAAACCGCCAAGTGTGATGAGAATAAAGATTTTTCTCTCCAAAACGAGGACAGGGAACCTTTTTAATCTCTAGGTTCATTTTCTGAGAAGCGGCTTTTAGGGTTTGCCATTTAAAGATGCTTTCAGGAACATTGTTGAACTTGGCAATACGAATGATTGAGGAGTAGTCGAATAGTTCATCAATCGATTCAGATTGTCGCAATAAATCCTTTTCTTGGTTGTCGATTATCTGTTGTTGAAGTTCAATCTGTTCAAGTAGCTTGACCTGTTCTTTGGCTAACTCAAGGGCCGTCTTAGGCTTGATAGCGGTGGTAGATACTTCAAATTCTGCCAATTTGTGCATAAAGACTCGCACCCCTAACCGCATTATCTGACTGGCTAGGGTAGGGTTATCTTTTGGCAACCACTGGACAATGATAGATTCTGGGATTAGTGCAACCCCTTGTAACCCGCCACCAGTAAGTATTTCAGTCGTTTTTTGTAACTCCGATGCAACCCCTTTAAGTCGTCTTGAAATAGTTGAAACATCTTTCCCACTCATCCGAGCGTAACCTTTGATAGACGCAAAGCTTTCACCCGTTGCGGTATCGATAATTAACTCAATACCGTCCTTATCAAACCGTTCAAAATTTGTTACAATATTCATGTTGGCTTAATCTAAGTAAGTTAACCGCCCCCCAGACTTCCGCAAGTTGTGGGGACTTTTCTATTATACCGTTTTCCATAGCAAACAAAAAACAATATAATCAAAGAAAAGCGATCGCCGATATGCCATCTACAACCCTACCCGTACAGAAAGCCGAAAAAGTAATCAAACCACCCGTTAAGTCGTTGCAACTTGGTGACGGCTACGAACAGACGTTTCAAAACGCGATCGCGGATGTGGAAGAGTGGAACGTCACAACGCCACCGATGGACGACACAGACGCAAACAGCCTTGAGGATTTGTTAAACGGATTGAATGGACGACCTATCACATGGACACCGCCCTATAGCGACCCAGGGGTTTATCGCCTCAACTCTAAAATCACTCGGACGATAGTGAGCTATATGCGATCGACTTTGCAGTTTAGTCTCAAGGGAACATCAAACCTGCGATCTTTTTACTACGCCCCAAGGTTCCTAAAAGTATTTTTTGTGAATAATGGCTACCCAGCGACTGGGTTTACAGCAAGCGAGATTAGATATAACGGCCCCCCTGAAGGGTACGATACCCCATTTACTGTTGATGGTTTTTGGGAGTCTGTTTCATTCGGAAATCGATACCTCTGGGAAGGCCCTATTATTGATGGGGTAAATGAAGCGGGGGGAATTTACCGTTATCAGACATCACTATTCTCTACTTGGGGTTCTAATCTTTTCCATTATTTTGGGGGTAATCTTATCTATGCAATAGATCACTATGTTCGCGTTATTTTGGCTCCCGATAATTTGCCATTGGTTATTCAATTACCATCAGTAAACCTACTTTCTATTGATTCAGTTAAGGATAAAGAAACTGGTTTTGTTTATACACTTGGAACTCATTACAATCAGCATTTAGTCAATGGAAATGTAACGCCAATCATAGATACCGCGATCGC